CTAACATACAAACAGGCTACAGAACTAGCTAACGAGCAAGCAATAAATGTTTTATTAGAAGGTAGCAATTACGATTTAATTAGAAAAAGATTATATTATGATCTAACAGTTCTTGGTATCGGTGCTGTAAAAACTAGTTTTAATACTTCCGAGGGTGTTGTTGTTGATTACGTTGATCCAGCTAATATTGTTTACTCTCATACTAACTCACCTTACTTTGATGATATATACTATGTTGGAGAGGTTAAATCTATACCTATCAATGAACTTGTAAAGCAATTCCCTCACTTAAGTAATGAAGACTTAGAAGAGATACAGAAGAAATCAAGCGCTCAATCTCATAGATATAACAACTACAAAAGAAAAAACGACTTTAACCAAGTAGATGTTTTATACTTTAACTATAAAACATATATGAATGAAGTTTACAAATTAAAAGAAACTTCTACTGGTGGAGAAAAAGCTATAGAAAAAGACGATCAATTTAATCCTCCTACAGATAAGGTTGGCGGATACGCTAAGCTGTCTACTCAAGTAGAGGTATTATTTGAAGGAGCTTTAATATTAGGTAGTGACAAACTTATCAAATGGGAACTAGCTGAAAATATGATGAGACCTAAAAGTGACTATACTAAGGTTAAAATGAACTATAGTATAGTTGCTCCAAGGATATATCAAGGAAGAATTGAAAGTATAGTTAGTCGTATTACGGGTTTTGCAGACATGATACAGCTTACGCATTTAAAGCTACAACAAGTAATGTCAAGAATGGTTCCAGATGGAGTTTATCTTGATGCTGATGGACTAGCAGAGGTTGATCTTGGTAATGGAACAAATTATAATCCACAAGAAGCTTTAAACATGTTCTTCCAAACTGGTTCGATAATTGGTAGATCGTTCACTGGTGATGGAGATCCAAATCCTGGTAAAGTACCTATTCAAGAAATATCTAATGGTGCTGGCGCTGGTAATAAAATGCAAACGCTGATAGCTAATTACAACTATTATCTACAAATGATTCGTGATGTTACCGGACTTAACGAGGCTAGAGATGGTAGCATGCCAGATAGAAATGCTTTAGTTGGTGTACAAAAGTTAGCGGCTGCTAATAGTAATACAGCTACTAGACACGTATTGCAAGGAGGTCTTTTCATAACTAAGGATGTAGCTGAACAATTGTCTCTTAGAATATCAGACATAATAGAATACTCTCCAACAAAAGATGCTTTCTTGCAGCAGATAGGAACGCATAACGTTGCCACATTAGAAGAGATGTCAGAGTTGCACTTATATGACTTTGGTATATTCATAGAACTAGAGCCAGATGAAGAAGAGAAGCAATTGCTAGAGCAAAATATACAAATGGCTCTTGCTCAAAAACTAATTAGATTATCTGACGCTATAGATGTTAGGAATACTAGAAACGTTAAGTTAGCTAATGAACTGTTAAAAATAAAAGAGAAAAAGAAAGTTGCTGAAGATCAAGCGATGCAGCAACAAAACATTCAAGCACAACAACAAGCTGCACAACAAACAGCTCAAGTTCAAGCTCAAGCTGAGGCACAAAAGCAGCAAACTGTAACTCAAAGCCAAATACAATTAGAGCAAGCTAAAGCAGAGTTTAAAGCTAAGAATTTAGATCATGAAGCTCAAACAAAAATGAAACTTATGGAGTTTGAGTTTAATTTAAAAATGCAGCAAAACGCTATAGAAAATAAATACAAAGAAGATAGAGCGGATAACAGAGAAGAAATAAAAGGAGAAAACGCGGAAAGAGTAGCGAGTAAAAAATTCGAGTCAGCAGGTAATGATGAATTAGGCACTGGCTTGAATATGAATCAGTTTTAATTATTATATTTTATATTATGGAAGAAAACAACAATGAAGCAGTAGAGCAACCAGTAGAGCAAAACGTAGAACAAAGCGTAGAGCCAACGCAAGAAGCGGTGGTTGAGCAACCAGTTGCTGACGATACTGTAGAACCTATTAAGGTTAAAGAAAAAATTAAGCAATTTACATCATCTGATATGGACGATGTTGCTACGGTAGATTTAAGACAACCCGTTGAAGAGGTTAAAGAAGAAACCGTAGAAGAAGTTAATGTGGCTCCACCAACAGAAGAAACAAAAGAGACTGTTGAGAAAGTGGAAGAACCAAAAGAGGAAGAACCTCTTCAAATGTTAGAGGAAAAACCTGAACCAGAGGTTAAAGTGGAATTACCACCAGGCGTAGATAAGCTAATGAAGTTTATGGCTGAAACCGATGGTACTATAGAAGATTACGTTAAGCTAAATAGAGATATTGGTTCAATGGATAATCTAACAGTATTAGAGGAATACTATAAGGACACTAAATCACATCTAGACAGTGAGGAGATAAAGTTTTTATTAGACGAAAAGTTTTCTTATGATGAAGAAGTAGATGATGAAAAAGATATTAAAAGAAAGAAAATCGCTTTAAAAGAGCAAGTTGCCGAAGCGAAAGCCCACTTAGACAGGCAAAAGTCTAAATACTATGAAGAGGTTAAAGCTAATAGAGCTCTCAATCCAGAGGCTCAAAAAGCTATGGACTTCTTTAACAGATATACTGAGGAATCGAAAGCTAACAAGGAAAGGTTCGAGCAGGTAAACAATGTCTTTAAACAAAAGACTGATGAAGTTTTTAACGATCAATTCGAAGGTTTCGAGTTTAATGTTGGTAAAAGCAATCTGAAGTTTAATGTAAAAGACAAGCATAACATTAAGTCAGACCAAAGCGATATTAACAACTTCGTAAAAAAGTTTTTAAACGAAGATGGAACTATGGGAGACGCTAAGGGTTATCATAAATCTTTGTTTACCGCTATGAATCCAGATACTGTTGCTAATCACTTCTATGAGCAAGGTAAAGCTGATGCTTTGAAAAGCTCTATTGAAAAAGCTAAAAATGTCAACATGACACCAAGGCAGACCAATAGTGAAGTTCAAGTCGGAGGCGTTAAATACAAAGTTCTAGATGCTGATTCAAAAGTAGATTTTAAGGTTAAAAAACGAAAATAATTTATTAACCCATTTAAAACAAATTAAAAATGGCAATTAATCCTGGAACTAATTTGAACAGCGTAGGTGCTCCTTTGAAGCAAACGCTTAGTTCGAATTACATTGATTTTACGGATAGCACTGTGGCTGGATGGGCTCAGCAATATTTACCAGACCTTATGGAAGGTGAAGCTGAAGTATTCGGTAACAGAACTATCTCAGGTTTCTTAGCTCAAGTAGGAGCGGAAGAAGCTATGGCTTCTGATCAAGTTATTTGGTCAGAGCAAGGTAGACTACACTTAGCATACAATATCACTGTGGCTGATGTTGATGATTTCGCTGGCTCAGACGCTGGTAACGGTGGTGGTGAAATTACTATCGGTAACGATATTGACGGTCAAACAGCTGGTGCTAATCACGCTATCCGCGTTAACGACACTGTACTTATAGCTCAGTCTACTGGTATTTGTAGAGCTTTAGTTACGGCTGTATCTGGCGCAACAGTGAGTGTTGCTCCTTATGGGGTTGCTAACCTAGGCGCTGCTGGTATTACAGCTGCTGCTGCTAAACTTTTGGTTTACGGATCTGAGTTTGCTAAAGGTACTAGCGGTCGTTCAGATGCTGCTACTCCACAGTTCAAGACTTTCACTAACAAACCAATCATCTTAAAAGATTACTACGAGATCTCTGGATCTGACGTATCTCAAGTAGGTTGGGTTGAAGTTACTGGTGAAGATGGACAAGCTGGATACTACTGGTATTTGAAAGCTGAAGGTGACGTGCGCTCAAGATTCTCTGACTACTGCGAAATGGCAATGTTAGAGTCTGTTAAACCAGTTGCTGGATCACTTATTGATAACACAGCTATTGGATCTGATACGATTCCTGGTGGTGTTGATCCTAATCCTGCTCCAACTTTAACTGGTACTAACTTTAGTACTGAAGGTTTATTCGCTGCTATCGAAGATCGTGGTAATGTTACTACTGGTGTTAACGGTATTAATGCTGCTACTGACCTGGCAGAGTTTGATGCTATCTTAGCAGAATTTGATAACCAAGGTGCTATCGAAGAAAACATGATGTTCGTAAATAGAGCTACGTCTCTAGCTATCGACGACATGTTAGCTTCTATGAACTCTTATGGTGCTGGTGGTACTTCTTACGGAGTATTCAACAACTCTGAGGATATGGCGTTGAACTTAGGATTCTCTGGATTCCGTCGTGGATCTTATGATTTCTATAAGTCTGACTTCCGTTACTTAAATGACAAAGCTACTCGTAAGACTATCAATGATGAGTACTCTGCTGGAGCAATCCGTGGTGTTATTATCCCTGCTGGTGTATCGAGTGTTTACGATCAAGCGTTAGGAAAGAATCTTAAGCGTCCGTTCTTACACGTGCGTTATAGAGCTTCTCAAATGGAAGATCGTAAGATGAAGTCTTGGATCACTGGATCTGTAGGTGGAAATGTTACTTCTTCGTTAGATGCAATGCAAGTACACTTCTTATCTGAAAGATGTTTAGTAGTACAAGGTGCTAACAACTTCATGTTAATGAAGTAATATTGATTAGGTCGGGGCTTCGGCCCCGATCTTTTTTTTAATTTTTTATTATATTATATTATGGCAAAGAAAAAAACCGCAGCAACAGCTGCACCTGAGGTTGAAGTAGCACAGCCAGAAATAAAAGCTACAAATGAAATGCAAGAAGTGGTTATTGAAAAACCACCTGTTAAAAAACCTGTTGTTAAAGAGCCTGTCAAACCTGAGTGGGAAATTAAAGATAGAGTTTACTATTTAAAAGGAAATAGACAACCTTTATCTTTTCAACTTAGATCTTCTGGATTGTACTACTTTGATGAAGAGAAAGGTTACGAAAGAGAACTTAAAAACACGGCAAATCAAAGAACACCGTTCGTAGATGAGTTTCAAGGTGATGCTAGACTAGAGCATATTGTTTTTAGAAACGGAGCGCTGTTTGTTCCAAAAAACAAAGTTATATTGCAAAAGCTTTTATCTTTATATCACCCTCACAAAGATGTTCTATATTACGAGTGGGTTCCTGAAGAAAGAGCGGCAGATCAGTTAGACTGGTTAGAAGTTGAAGCTGACGCTATGGTTATGGCTAAAAGTTTAGATATAGATAAACTTGAAGCTATTATGCGAGTAGAATTAGGATCTAAAGTATCTACGATGAGTTCTAAGGAACTTAAGCGAGATGCTTTACTGTTTGCTAAGAAAAAGCCTTTATTGTTCTTAGAACTAGTTAGTGATGAAAACGTAGAGCTTAGAAACTTTGGCATTAGAGCTACTGAAGCTAAGATACTACATTTATCTTCTGATCAAAGAACTTTTTCTTGGAGAAATACTGGTAGAAAGTTAATGACGGTTCCTTTTGACGAGCATCCATATTCAGCACTTGCACAATGGTTCAAGACTGATGAAGGCATGGAGGTGTATTCTAACATAGAAAAGCAGCTAAACATGTAATTACTTTATAGAAGAGTAACCACTCTTCGCGGGGTGGTTACTTAACTATAAAAGATAATTAGATGGTAAGTGTAGATACTGTATATCAACGCGTGTTAGCGTTGGCAAACAAAGAACAAAGAGGCTATATAACTCCGCAGGAGTTTAATCTACTAGCCAACCAAGCTCAGATGGGAATATTCGAGGAATACTTCCACCATCTCAATCAATACTTAAGAACTCCTGGAAACAACTCTGAGTATTCAGATTCTGTAGACTACATAGAAGATAAGTTAGGTAGGTTTCATATTGTAGGTAGATTAGCAAATCCAGCCGCAAACAATAATATTCCTATACCAGGAGATTTTTATAGACTAACAGGCGTAAGCATACAAAACCCTAGGGGTGCCCAAGTGTGTGAACAAACTACTAGTAGAAAATGGAAGCTAAGGCAAAAAGCAACTTTCTCAGCTAGATCTTTAAATGAACATCCAACATACGTTCGAGTATCTAATGGACCTTCTGAAGCTATAATTATATACAGTGGTAATGGAATATGGCCGGGAGCAGCTAGGTTAGATGGTATTAGAAAACCTCGAAAAGTAGAATGGGATTATGTTGTTGTAAATGAAAAAGCTTTATACAACGCAAACGGATCATCAAACTTTGACCTACACCCGTCAGAAGAAACTACTTTAGTCTATAAAATATTAGAACTAAGTGGTATTGTTATAAATAAACCTGGCATTCAATCTTTAGCAAAAGCAGAAGTAGCCGAACAGAATGTTACTGAAAAATCATAACTATGTCAAACTCTAACTTTTACAGAAAGAACGAAATAAGTCAATACTACAATAGTGATGATCATTATGGTGAGTATCAATACCAAACTTTAGACGAGTTAGTAAACACGTTTTTAGTTATATATGTTGGTGAAAACAAAATAATACCTAAAGCAGATAGAAATGATGTTTACTTTTTTGGTAGACGAGCTCTTCAAGAAATGAACTATGATGTTTTAAGGTCTAAAAAAACATGGGAGTTTGAGCTTGATAATAGAATGTATATACCAATGCCACATGACTTTGTAGGTTACACCCACGTTTTTAGAGTGGGTAACAATGGTATTAAACTTCCACTATATCCTACTAAAGATACTCAAAATCCTTTTAGACCAAAGCCAAAGTTAGACGACAATGTATTTGAAGAAAAGTCTAGAAAGTGGTATGCTGAAAAAGGATTAGAGCCACCTCCTCATTTAGATGATTGGTGGGAAACCGCTGGTGAGTCAGCTGATGCTATTGTAAATACTACAAAAGAAGTCGTGGGATACGAAAAAGGCCCTCATGGTGAGGATATTGAAATAACACATGATATAGAGACGTTAAGACATCGCGATGACGACTATCAAGGAGTAGTTGCTGACAACACCGATGATGAATATGGTCCTTACAACGGTCCTTATGGTGAAAATCTAGACAGTGAAGGAGATCCTGTGTTGGATTATGAAGCTGCTACAACTAGTGGTTTTAGAGGATCATCTACTGGCTCGGATAGTAGTGAAGAATCAGATGATGTTTACGAACAGGCCTACGGTCAAAGATATGGATTAGACCCTGTTAGATCTCAGAATAATGGATCTTACTATTTTGACTATGCTAATGGTAAAATTTATTTTGGCCCAGCTCTTATAGGTGAAACATTAGTGTTAGATTATATAACAGACGGACTAGCTGACGGTGGAGATGCTTTGATTCACAAGTTTGCTGAAGAAGCTTGGTATAAACACGTTGCTTACGGTATCGTTTCTACTGGATCAAACTACAGCCCAGCAACAGTACAGATGTTAAAGAAAGAAAGATTTGCTGAAACAAGAAAAGCTAAACTTAGACTTTCGAATTTAAAGCTTCAAGAAATGGAGCAGGTAATGAGAGGTAAGTCTAAATGGATTAAAAGTTAAAGTATGCCTGAATTTAATAGAAATTTTTCACAAGGTAAAATGAATAAAGACCTTGACGAGCGTATCGTACCTGTAGGACAATACAGAGACGCTATGAACGTTGAGGTTTCTACTTCTGAAGGTAGTGACGTTGGAGCTCTTCAAACACTACATGGAAATATTCCTGTAACGCCAGGTGTTGTTCCAACCGGTAGTCATTGTGTAGGTAGCATAATAAACAACGAGGAAAACTGTATATACTGGCTAATAGCTGGAGGTGAAGAACAGATAGTTCAAAATCATTTTGTAACAAAAGATTATATATTAAAGTATAATGTAGATGATGGATCTACAACTTATGTTTTTGTCGACATATACAAGGTAAGAACAAAGATTAGCAGTGTCGTCGAAGGTAATGAAAACTATATAACAACTACAAATCCTCAAGGTTTAAGACCTGGCATGGTGGCAGAAACTGGCGCTGGAAATTTGATGGTAGAAAGACTATCTTCTAATGTAGGTGGTAACACAATATATATAGATCAATCTTATGACACTAACAGTATAGCTGCTGGAGATGATATAGAGTTTAGATCAAGAAGAGTTTTAGATTTTAGCAAGTATAATGATATTACAGGTATAAATATTGTTGATGATTTTATAATGTTTACCGATGATATTAGCGAACCTAAGCTTATAAATATTAAAAGATCTATAATGGGTACAGGTGGAGCTAACGGCAACGCGATCGATTGGTTCGGTATAGGTGAAGGACAAGACGCTATAACACACACAAGACTTGTATCAGATAGAAGAGATGGTTTATTTCAAGATGATGGTTTAGAAATTGTAAACAACCCAGATTATCCTAACGTTAACCCAGCTTTCTCTGAACTTGAAAATAATACAACAATAAAGAAAAGTCCACTAACACCACCAACATTACTCATGTCTGCTAGTTTAGACGGAGATACTCAAGGTGGATTTTTTGCTAACACTACTTACAATGGCTTTGTTAGTGGAAATCCACCAACAACAGCTAGCACTGGCTCAACAGCTCAATTAGTTTTTGATAGTCCTATGGATTTGGATATAAACGATTTTGTTGTGCTGACAAATGATCTTACAGTTAACCCGCAGTCATTTACTAATTTCGACGTAAGACTTCAGGTAATGGAAGTATTAAGTCCAACAGAGTTTTTATTTACGATAGTTTCCATAAGAGAGGAAATGAGTAGTGACCAAGAGTTTTATGCTTTAAAACAACAGGTGGACCCATTGTTTGAGTTTAAGTTTCCAAGGTTTGCATATAGATATAAATATGTGGATGGTCAGTATTCGTCTTTTTCTCCATTTTCTGAGGTAGCATTTCTTCCTGGTCCTTTTTCTATGGACCCTAAAGAAGGTTACAACCTTGGAATGGCTAATAGATTAAGAAATTTAAAAGTACAGAACTACGCTCCCCACCCTACCAATAGACCTAAAGATATTGTTGAGATAGATATACTCTATAAAGAAGATAAGTCTACAACGGTATATACTGTAAAGACATTAAGAAGACAAGACGGTATTGGAACGTTACTTTGGCCTGAAGACGAAGGTGGTTTAACTGATTATATAGATGACGTAAACATTGGAATAAGAGGATCTATTAACATAACATCAGAGCTTATACATGCTGTGGTTCCTGAGAATCAATTGTTAAGACCTTGGGATAATGTTCCAAGGTTAGCGAAAGCTCAAGAGGTTTCTGGAAACAGATTGATATATGCTAACTACCTACAGAACTACGATCTATTAGATATACATAATACATTAATAACTCCAACAGCGTCTTTGGTTAGCCAGTCTACCCCTTATGATGTTAGTCAAACTAGAGTAGAAAGTCCATTGAAATCAACAAAAACAATGCGTACATATCAATTAGGCGTTGTTTACCGTGATGAGATGGGAAGAGAAACTCCTGTGTTAGCGGATAAAGAAAGAGGTTCTTTATATTTAGGCAAAGAGTTTTGCGATCAACAAACTAGTTTAATAACTAAAATAGGTAATAACGCCCCTAACTGGGCTACATCATTTAAGTTTTTTATTAAAGAAACTGCAGATGAGTATTACAACTTAGCTTTAGATAGATGGTATAACGCTGAAGACGGTAATATATGGTTATCGTTTGCATCGTCAGATAGAAATAAAATAGACATTGAGACATTTTTAGAACTTAAAAAAGCCCACGATAGATCTACCGCTGTAACAGAGCCAGCAAGATATAAAGTTTTAGCTATTGAAAACGAAGCGCCTAAGGATATAAAGCTTGATAGAAAAACTCAAGGCTTATTAGAAAATGGAGCAGACGGCGGTACGGCCAACAACATGATAGGAAACAGTGTTTCGGGTTTCCCTCTTGATGGTGGTATGGATATACAAGTTAGACGTAGTGAGTTTGAAGAAGTTTATGACGCTGACTTTATTGTGTCTAAGGCTTCAGAGATGAGTCTTAAAATAAGAAATTTAGGTGGAGAGAGAAGTGAATGGTATAGCATAAGTAGAGTAGAGCTAGACGACACATTTGGTAGTGCTGATGACGCTTACAAAATAGTAGTAGAAAAAGCTTTTGGTGATGATGTAGGTTTTTGTAGCGATGATGGTACTTGGGCTGGTAGAACTTCTGGTATATTAATAGAGATAACTCACGATGAGTACGAAGATAAACCAGAGTTTGATGGTAAGTTTTTTGTAAAAGTATTTAAAGATAAAGTTTTAGAAGATAATGTACTAATAACAGATGAAGAGAACCTAGCTGTTATTAACGCTTATCCACTAGGTTATCTACACACCTACAAGCTGGCAACTGGTGGAACACAAAACGTCGCGCACACTAAGAACGACGCTGGTGGAGTAATGCTAAATGTATTAGATAAATACTATGAAGGTATTGCTGGTAATGGCATACCTAATACAGAAAGTGGTGGACCTGGTAACGGCACCTGCCATGAGCATCCATTTGGATATAGTAATGCTAATGGTAATCCTTATAGATGGGGAGATAACGCGGCGGCTGGAGCAGGAAACATAACACACCCTTGGCTTTCCGGTAAAAATACTACTATGCCTTGGAGTACTGTTTCAGATCCAAGTGAAGAGAACGGCGCTTATGATTCATCTTTAGATGATGCCGCTAATCAAGCTTCAGATGAACAGTATTCAAATGCTTCCGATGATGGCGGTGGATTTTTCTCAGATTTATGGGATAGTGTAACAGAATTTCTTGGTAGCCTTTTGGATACCGTCTTAGGTTTTTATGGTAGCTGGGCAGGGGATAACGGCCACAGAGGTATTGGTAAATGGCAATGGGGCCAAGACTTCTGGAAAGAACTAACTACTAGAAGCGATGGTACTCACGGTAGACCTTACGTATTTATTGATGACGCTTGGGCTTTGAGCTGGTGTATAACAGACGAGATGATACACGATGCTTATAAAAACGCGGATTGGAACGACCAAGAAGGTAGTGGTCAAAAGCAGAGGATTAGAGCTATGCTAAAACTAAATAGCGCTCCTTGGGTTGGTGACTATGGTACTGGGTGGCAAGATGTTGATTGGAATAATAATTTTATAACCCTACCTAATGGAGAAACGATTAGTGGTGGCGACCTTCTTTTAGCGCCATGGACTGGTAGATCTACTGTTAATGCAGCGCCATTTGTGGATGTTGGTAAGAATTATTTTGCTGTCATTCAAGGTGGAACAGCTTCTGCGCCTTTCACTTTTGCTCCTGACACCCAGCAAGCCTTAAGAAGACCTTGGCCTCTATTTAATTATAGTGAAGGTTATAACGCTCCATCTTGGGCACAAAACGGTAGCGCTGGTGTTAGAGGAAATTTAATAGATATATCAGTTGTTGGTGGAATGAGAGGTATGGATGCTGGTTGTTTCATGGGAGATGACTCTGGACAGTCGCCAAGCAACGTTAAGTTTATGACTGGAACCGGTAGCGGCAATGTTGATAAAGAAATAGAATTTTTTACACAGCTATTTATAGAGGGTGTAAGATGGAGATTTAGACAAGACCCTGATAAGACTTTATATAGAACTCAAGGTCACCACGAGCATTACGGTATTGTAAACATGCAAGCTAGTGATTCTTCTCATTTAGCTGGAGATAGAAATCAATACTTCCATTCTTATAACAAAAGAAATAAATTTACAATATCTGTAGATAAAAACTTTGGTAGCGGCCCAAGTGGTTGGATACCTACAGCTAACATGGCTCACGACGGAAGTGAGGCTGTGGTGGTAGAAATAATGGGTCCTTACGGTACTGAAAACGGTTTACCTTCAGACAATCCAGCTGTATTTGAAACGCATCCTAAAGAAGCTGTAGATGTAGATATTTACTATGAGATAAGTAGAGCTTATCCAGTTAGAATATCTAAAGATGATGATGAGACGTTAACGTTTTTAAACTCTAATATAGAATCTATCGTATCAGTCGATGGAACCGTAACACCAACACCTGGACTAGGTATTGTAGGATATGAATTCTCTAGTGTAGCCGGCACTAACTCAGCTGTGAAACTTCAAGTTAACTTAGACGTTGTAGCTTTAGGAGTAAATGTTATTAATGGTGATATTATTAGAGTAAGAGACTCTTGGGGAGGAGCTGTAGATTTATCTGTAGCGGCTAACTATACGATAGGTTCTTTTGAATTATTAATAGATCCTAACGTACATAATAAAAGAATAGAATTACCTTGGCACAACTGTTATGTATTTGGTAACGGAGTTGAGTCAAATAGAATTAGAGATGACTTTAACCAACCAACAATACAAAACGGTGTTAAAGCGTCTACAACTCTAGCTGAACAATATAAAGAAGAAAGAAGAAAAGAAGGTTTAATATTCTCTGGAATATACAACTCAAGATCTGGTGTTAATAGATTAAATCAGTTTATTCAAGCTGAGCCTATTACTAAAGACTTAAATCCAGATAATGGTAGTATTCAAAAATTATTTACTAGAGATACTGATATAGTTACATTCTGCGAAGATAAAGTATTAAAAATACTTTCTCAGAAAGATGCTTTATTTAACGCTGATGGTAACACGAATGTTACTGCTACATCTAAAGTATTGGGCGCAGCTGTACCTTTTCAAGGTGATTTTGGTATATCAAAAAATCCAGAGTCATTTGCTGCTGATCAATATAGATGTTACTTTACAGACGTTCAAAGAGGATCTGTATTAAGATTATCCAAAGATGGTCTTACGCCTATATCAGACTACGGTATGAAAGATTGGTTTACAGATAAACTGTATTCACTTGATGTTCCAAGAATAATAGGTAGCTTTGACTCTAGAAAAAATAACTACAACTTAACTATATCAAATAAAGGAGGCGCGGCAAAGGTAGTGCCTTATCAAAATGTTAATCCAGGTGAAATGGTATTTACTGGTTTATCTTCCGGTCATTATCAAAATGGTTTAGGACATGTTAACCATGTTGAAGAAGATCCAGAACCAGAACAACCCCACGGAGACGGACCTGTAATATCAGATCCACCACCTCCACCACCACCGCCACCGCCAGTAGATACAAGCGAATGTCAACCACATCCTTTATCAGGTTTGGGACCAGACGTACCTTTCCACAATGGCACTGGATACAATCAAGCGTTTGATCAAGTAGGTTGGGACGAGAATGGAGAGTATTATCTTTGGATACATTGTGGTGGAACACTTTACAAAGCTGATGGTACAAAATACAATGTGTCGGGGCCAAACAGTAATTGTGCTAGTTATGGAACGCCACCTAATTTTTCAGGTTATTGGGCTCAAAACTTTAACCCTTCTTCTTTTGAAACTCCTAACGGAGTAAACACTTTTGAAGGCGATGAAACCGGAGTAGGTATGTGGGATGGTGTTACTAATTGCGTTGTACCTTTAGTAGCTGCTGCCGGCCCGATTGGTGGACTTAATCCTAATACACAGTGGAGTAATGACTGTGATGAATCATGGATGCCGCCAGAAGGACCAGATGCTTTGCCAAACGTAGATGGTTTCCCAGAATGTGGTTGGCCAATAAATGGTCAAGTTGTTATAGGTAACACAACATACTCTGTGGGAGGAAGTGCGTCTGTTTTAGGGTCAAACGGACAGTACACGCATCATGGTTGGGCTAGCGTGTTAAATCCCGTGACTCAAGTAAACGTTGCTCCTTTAGCAGTGTTAAATATGGACCACTTCCAGCAACACGGAACTTGGGCGTATAACATGCAAAATAACTAAACATGGCGAAAGAAGAAAAATATAAACCTATAGATGACGAGCTAAGAAGACGCGCGGAGGAAGAGGCTAAAAAAGCTGGGGACCTAACCCTAGAAGAGTGGCTTAAAGCGCAAGAGCAAAAATCGCTTGATGAAAAACGACGAGAGGAAGAAAAATTAAGAGAAGAAA